GGTACACCTCATCCGCAGTTGCAATGATTTCATCAAGATTGGCAGCCATGCGCATCTTGTCCGCATACGCTGTGGCATTTTCCCACTGTAATGCCTTTGAATACTTCGACCAGACAAACTCATTGCGTCCATCTTTGCTGTTCAGAATTGTCCAGCCGTTTCTTACAAAGCCATCCGGGAAACGTTCTCTGATTGCCTGCTTGACTACCGATTTCCAGTTTTCCTGCGGGATTCCTTTCAGAATATCCTCGTCGATCTGAATGTAAGTTTCTCCCTCGGCATCTTTCTTGATTTCAAACCTTGTCCCTTCCGCCGCGCCCTTGTTCTCAAGGGCTGCGGCGTTTTCTTTTGCGGCGCGCAGGCTGTCCATAGCCCTCTCCGCATGGGCAAAGTATTCGTCCTGCAGCACCCGCTTTTCTGCCACCGCAAGGCGCTGTGCTTTCAGAGCGGCCTTGTTCTCCGGGTCTCTTGCCAGCACTTCCTTTGCGCGGCTCACGATGTCGCTCAAAAGCTCCTTCACCTTGGTCATCACCTTGTGGATGCTGCCTGCCTTGCCTGCGTTCTTTTCAGCCTGCCCGCGCTGGAACTCCACCCAGCGCTTAAAGCTCGCTTCATCGCTGAAGATGCCGCGCCATGCGTCCGCCACAAGTTCTTCTGCGGCTTCCTCGTAGCTCAGCCCCTGCTGTGCATAGTCGGAAAGCTTCCCCCGGATCATCTCGTCAATGCCTTCAAAGCCCTCGCTCTTTGCCAGAAATTCCAGTGCATGCTGCTGCAGTGCCTGCGCCCCCTCTGCATCAAGTGAGTTGTACCAGTGGTAGTCCTCGTGCAAGATTGTGCCAAACACATCCTCTGCCCGGTCGCTGAAGAAAATGCGCGCCGTCTCGGTGTCCACATAAGCCCTCACCCGGTCGCTGCCCTGCAGTACCGTTTTCAGCACCGCATCGGTGTTCGTGGCCTTCGCATTCAGTTCGATCAGCTGCGTGCCCACCTCGTTTGCCGTGCGCATCGTTCCCTTATACAGCACCCGGCCGCTGCCGCTGGTGCTTTCCGCCGTCAGCCTTCCGCCAAGGCTTGCGCGCTGCATCTTTCCGGCTTCCAGTTCTCCGTGTCCCTGCAGCCATGCCAGCTGCAGCGCTTCCCGTCCACCGTCCTGTGCCAGCACGTAATCGGTGTTCACAGCAAGGCCGCTCATGCCTTGCGCCAGCTCCATAGCCTTGTCAAAGGTGTGCACATCTTCCATCTGTCCCAGCCGGTACAGGCTACTGGCTGCAGCTGCATACCGCCCGGCATCTCCAATTTCTGTCGGCATGTTCCTGCTGATGGTCGCACTTGCCCCATCCGATACCTGCCATCGGGTCAGCTCATGCTGCACCTCCCGCTGCTTTGTGGTCAGGCTCTGCTGTTCAAGGCCGTAAGTTTCCCGCATCCCGCCAGACTGTTCCGCCGGGCTGCTTTCCACCCTTTCCCCGGTGTTCTCCACGGCAGCTCCGCTCCGGCCCAGCTCACTTTCCGTCTGTGCCTGCCGCGCAGATCTGTCAGCTTCCATTTTTTCTACAATTGCGGCCGTATTTTGTGCTTCAACTGTCGCATTTTCGGTAGCTGTGGCCGGAGCCTGTGCTGCCCGCTGCTGTGTTGTCATTTCCCGCAATACCTGCCGGGTCTTTGCTTCCGTTTCCGGCAGCTCAACACCGTATTCTTCCGCAAAGGCAGCGCGGTTCGCTTCATTGGCCGCATTCGGTGTAAATAGGTTGATGGTCTTGCTCGTAAGCTGCCCATCCTGCACAGCTGCGGCAAGCTGCTGCACAGCCGGGTTTTCGCTCTGTACCATCGGCGCAGTATCCTGCATGGTCGCAAATCCGCTTGTCGTCCCCGTCACTTCCGGCTGCACCGTTTCCTGTGTAGCAGCCGCAGGTTGTCGGGTGCCTGCCGCAGCTTCTTCCGGTGTCTGCTGCATCGCCGTTCCCGGCTCCTGTGCCCGCACTTCGTCCTGCAATGCCTGCCGTGCCCGTTCCATCTGTCCTTCGTAGTATGCCCGCTTCACATTACCCACAATGCTGGCATCGCCGCCGTTCGCCTTTGCAAGCCCTGTGCCCACAGCACCGCCCAAGGCACCGGATGCGCCGCCCGTCAGGCCGCTTTCCAATGCGGTCAGAAAAGTGTCGCTTTTAAACAGGTCTGCCGCCGCTTCGCTGTCGCCCAGCGTCGCATCAATAGCCTTGTCTGCATAGGTCTCCACAAAGGCCTGCATGGCATTGTCCACGCCGCCGGAGATGGCATTTGCCACCGCCGGGTACCGCTGTGCCAGCGTGCCGTCCGCCGCCACGCTGCGCACCATGTCAGCCAGTTTGCCCGCCAGCGTATTCTTTGCGTAGTCACTGCCCATGGTCTTTGCAAGGTCTGCTGCGCCCACACTGTTAATGGCCCAACCCGCGCCAAATTTTGCAAGGCCCCCGGCCAGCGTCTTGCCTGCACTTTCGCCCTTTTCAACGCTCTGGCCCATAGCTTCCGCACCGCCCTGCGCACTCAGCACCGGCAGCACCCATGCCGGGTCAATAGCCGCCACCGCAAGGTTCTCGCCAGCACTGCTCACGATGCCCAGCGCCTGCTTTGCAATGGGGCTAAGGCCCGCCTGTGCAGCTGCGGTCAGATCCTGTCCTCGCTTGTACAGCTGATAGCCAAAGCTCTTCTCCGGGTCTACGCTGTCATGCACTTCCGTTCCGGCAATGCGCGCCCGCATGTTGTCGATCTCCTGCTGCGTGTAACCTTTTTCAATCAGCTCTGCATCCGTGTAGGCATCGCTCTGCGTTGTTTGTGCCGCCGGGGCACTGGCCATTGCACCGCTGCTCTGTGCCAGCTGCAGCGTGTTGTCCCGTGCTGCATACCGTGTCTTTCCGCCGGTCATCAGGCGCAGCAGCTCCTGCTGCCGGTCGTCGCTCTGTACATCCTGCTGCAGCTGCTTCCAGTTGCTGCTGGTCGCTGCTGCATTCTTTGCGCTCTGTACGCCGGTCTCACCCGCCAGAAAAACCGAGGATGCCACCGTGTCTCCAATACCGCCAATGGTATTGGCCGCGCGCCGCGCTGCACGCTGTCCTGCAGGCAGCGCATCAAAGTCGGCAATGTACTGCCGCGCTTCGCTGATCTCCTTGCGGCTGTATCCCTTTGCCAGCAGTTCCGCATCGGTGTAGTCCCGTCTGCCCGCACTCTTTTCCGGCACTGCTGCGCTGGCTGCAGCACCGCTCACGCTCTGGGGCTGCATGGCGTTGTTTTTCTCGGCATAGCTCTGTCCGCCGGTGCCAATGCGCATCAGCGTCACAAGTTCCCGGTGCTTCGGGTCAGCGTCCATCCACTGGTTCAGCCGGTCAAAATCGCTGAAGTCGTCTGTCGCTTTCAGATCTTCCGTGTACTGCTTCACCTTCTGCGCAGTCTGTGCATACCAGCCTTCATCTCCGCTGGCAATGCCTGCAATGCGCTGGCGCTCAGTGGGCTGCACCGTTCCCGTCACCTTTGCCGCCGGAGCTGCAGTGCTCTTCGCGTTCAGCCATTCCGGCTGCGCAGTGCTGCTGCGTGTACCTGTACCGCTGTCGGTCACAATGCCGCTTTTGCCCGGATATGCCTGTGTTCTGCCTGTTTCCTGCGGCACTGCCAGCTGCAGCTTGTGGCCGCTGTCCGCGCCCGTCATCTGCGCCAGCACCCGTGCACCAAGGCCCGTGCCGGTGTTCTGCCTTGCAGCCGCAGCCGGGCTGGCAGCATTCTGTCCGCTGCTTTTCGCTTCCCAGCTTTCCCGCGCTTTTGCAATGCGTTCCGGTGTCCACTTGTCCGTAGTGTTTGCTGTTCCCGCAGCTGTACCGGTGCTTGCCGTCCGGTTTGTGGTGCGGCTGTTGTTTTTCGCTTCCCAACTTTCTCTATCTTTTTTCAGTCTTTCCGGTGTCCATTTGCTCATAACTGCCGGTCTCCTTTATCGTTCCGCTTCCAGAATTTTCATAATGGACGACAGCGTGTTGTCCGTAATGCCGTCTGCAGAAAGTCTGCCCGCAATATCGTCCAGACTGTAACCCCTCGCCTGCATGCCGCGCGCCGTTGCAAGTCCGCTGCGCAGCGGACTGCTGCGGGTGTTTGCCTGCCCACTGGTGCCGTTGCTTCCCGCCGTGCTGTTTTTCAGCCACCCCGCGTCCGTCAGGGTCTGCTGGTAGAAGTCATACAGTGGGTCTGTCTTCTTCATCCCGGAGAATTTTGTTGCCATCGTCTGCAGCTGGCTGTTGGTAAAGCCGGTCGTTCCCGTCTTGCCGCTGCCAGAGCTTGTGTTTCCGCTCTTCGTTCTGCTCGTTCTGCTGCTCCCGCTGCCGGTCGTCCTATAACGGTTATTCAGTGCCAGCTGGTTTGCTGTGTAATTCAGCTGCCGCTGGTTCAGTGTGGGCGAATAGTCAATGCTGCCGGTATCTACGCCCGCCATCTGCAGGTAGTTTTTGGCTGCAGTGTCATTGCCACTTCCTGCCAGACTTGCACCCTGCAGCAGTGCCGCCATCTGATCCTGCTGTACACTGCTCATGCCCTGCCATGTATCCAGCATCGTCTGGTCCAAACCATATTTCGTCAGCACTGCTTTCGCTGCATCATCAAAGCCTGCCTGTTTGTATGCGGTGGCCTGCTGCAGCGCCGCCACCTGATCGCTCAGCTGAGTGCGTGCCAGACTGTCATTGTACTGTTTTTCCTTGAACTCGTTTTCCCACTTCTGCTGGCTGTACCCCTTGTACGCATCGTATCCTTCCATCACCGTGCTGCCAATGCCTTTCACGGCGTTCCACACATTGTTCCAGAAGTCGCTGTTCTCCTGCCGTGCCTGCTGGGTGCGGTCATAAAGGTAATTGCGCCAGTTTGCTGCATTGCTCACGCTGCTGTCATACTCGCCGCGTTCCAGTGCGCGCTGTCCCAGCAGGGTGTCCAGCTGGTCGCCCGCACCGGCAAGCTCCTGCTGCCACTGGGCCAGTGCGTCCGCCCGTGCTGCAGCAAGGGTGCTGCCGGTGTTTGCCGTCTGCGCCGCTGCTGCCTGATCTGCCGCGCTTTTTGCATAGTCCGCGCCATACCCGCCGGAAAGCGCATCTGCGGTCGCTGCTGCCGCATCTGCACCGGCATTCGCATTGCCCACCATCCGTGTCAGTGCGTCCTTGTAGCCGCTGTCTGCCGTGGTAAAGTCAAATCCCGCGCCGCTGGCCGTGCCCATCTTGTCCAGCGTGTCGGCAATGCCCTGCGCATACTGGTCATCGTAGGCCCCCGGCATGGCGTTTTCCGCGTCCTGCAGGCGCTGCTGCGCGTCGTTCAATCTCTTGATGGTTCCCATTCTTTTCTCCTTTCCTTAAATAAAGAACAGCGGCAGGATCTTCGCTGCAATGCCTGCCACCTGCAGCGCCCCGTTCATAAAATTCTGCCACCCGTTCTGCTTTGCGCTGTAAGCGTTGTCGTACTCGTTCTTTTTGTACTGTAGGCCTTCGGTCCAGTTGGCAAGGTCGTTCTGGTACTGGCTGTAGTCCTGCTTTTCCGCGCTCTGCAGCCCGCTCAGCTGCTGCTGCAGGCCGCTCTTCTCCGTGTTGTACTGGGCCTTGCTCTGGCTGTATAGGCTGTCCAGCACATTGTCCAAGCTGTTCATCGTGCTGGCATAGGCGTTCTGTCCCGCCTGCGTACCGTAGCTGGAGCCGTAGCCGCCGGTCATGGCGGCGGCATTCGCCTGCGCATTCTGGTTTGCCAGCTTTGCCTGCCGGGTGTACTGGTTCTTGTACTGCTGGTAGGCTGCATCTGCATCCGGGTCGTAATCAAAATCGCCCATGTTTTCCAGCTTGTCCATCACATCCTTGATCTGGCCCTGATACTTGCTCTGGTAGTCTGCAGGCTTCGTTTTCTCATACTGTTCCAGGTTGTACCGTGCCGTGTTCAGGCGGTCATTGTTTCCAAACAGTCCCATTTTTTATGCTCCTTCCCCGTTCATCCGTTCTAAAAATTCTTCCGAGCAGTTCTCCCGGTCAATGTTCGTCAGCACATAGTTCAGCTGTTCCGTCAGCTGGTACAGGTAATTCCGCAGCGCACGGGCATCTTCTGCCGGCATCTCACTGCTGAAGGAAGGCAGCGCAATGCCTTCCAGTCCCGCCAAACTTGCCATTTCTACGCTCCTTCTCTCATTTCCTCGGCTGTGCCGCGCTCACGCGCCCACCGGTCGCCGCCGCCAGCGTAAAGGCCACACTGCGCAGCACCATCTGCCCGGTGCCATAGATCTTCAGCTGCAGCGTATCTGCCCGCCGGGGCACAAAGGGCAGGTTGATGCGCTGGTGGTCCTTCCCTGCTGCGCAGGTGCCCAAAGTTTCAAAGGCTCCGCCGTCATAGCTTGCAGCCACCGTTACCACCGTGTGGGCCAGCGCATCCAGCCGCACCGTCACCCGGCTGATGTACTTGTCGTCCGGTACGCTCAGGCCAATGTCTCCGCTCACCGCTTCAAACTGCAGCGCCGTTTCCTGCCCTGCTTCCTCCGTGCCGCTTTCCCGGTCAGGATCTGCGGCCCACAGTACGCTGCCGTCCCACAGGTACAGCTGCTGCCCGGTGGATACCATCTCGGTGCCTGCAGCGCTTTCCTCGTGCCACAGGCCTTTTTCCGTGTCGTATACCAAAAGCCGTCCGGCCTGCGGGCCGCCTGCTTTCTGGTGCAGGTACAGGTAATACCGCATGTCCATGCTTCCCGCCATGGCCCAGTCCACCGCAGTCAGCCCGCTGGTGTCCAGCGCAGCGGATACCTTTGTCGGCAGGCTTCCGTCCCATGCCATCACCCCGTCCGGCGAAAGATAATACAGCGTCTCTGCGATCACGCACAGGCTGTTCGCTGCGTTTGCCGCCACGCCCCGGCAGCGCACGCTGCTCATCTGGTAATCGCTGGGCTTTGTGCCGTACAGTTTGTGGATGCAGTTTTCCTTGAAGAACAGCAGGTATCCCAGACAGCTTGCAGCGCCGGTAAATGCGCCGTCACTGCCTACGCTCACGGCATAGCTGTCCGCTGCAATGCCCTGATAGCTGTACCAGTTGGTCGGGTCGCCCAGAGCACAGGCGTAAATGGTGTTTTCCTTCCGGCTGCATCCCCACACCCGGTTTCCCTGTTCCGTCACAAAGTCCAGTTCCGGCACCCGCCGCTCCACCTTCACCGGTGCGGCCGCTGCGTCGTTCTCGGTCACGGTGCCGTCAGCGCTCTTCCATGTCACACTGGTCTCCGTCATAGTCCAGCTTCCGTAATACCGGTTGCTGTCCTCGGCCCGTGTCAGCACTGCCACCATCTCGTCGCCGTCCATGGTCTGGATCATCACCTCACCGTTCAGTCCTTTTGCCACTGCATTGCACACTGTGTCCGGCATCCCGCTTATGGTCACAGTGTCCCCCTCCCGGATCACTCCGCCGATCCCCGGACACCGGATCTTCACCGCGCTCAGCAGCACTTCCACCCACTTTTTGTTTTTTGCACTGTAGCGTAGCAGCACCGCATTGCTGTCATAGGCTTCGTTGCTGTCACTTTTCAAAAACAGCTGTCCGTCCTCCGGCTCTTTCGGTTCGGTCTTGCCTGCGCCCGCCGGGGTGTATGTCCGGCCTTCGGCATCGCAGGGGGTCACGGTCACGCTTTTCCCGCCCATCTCCCACTGTGCGCCAAGGCGCGTCAGTTCGCCGGTGCCCGTGTCAAAAGCCACCTTGTCAGGCCAGATCAGCACTTTCGTGCCCATGCCCGCCATGGCCTTGCGGTCATCGGTCAGCACGTTCTCCAGCACCACCGCACCGGTACGTACTTCTTCGTCCGGGGTGTATTCCAGCGTCTTTCCGCGGCAGATCAGCAGCCCATTCAGGTGGTACATTCCGTTCACACCCTGTACCGTCCGCACATTCCTGCGCATTTTCCGCGTCTGCAGCGCCGGGTATCCCCGGCTGGAAAAATTCATTTCCCCGCTGAACTCTGCCTCGCTGCAGCCGTATCCTTCGTTCAGCCCGCCAAAGGCCCGCAGCATCTGGCGGCTCGTCTGCAGCACGTTCAGGTTCGTTCCATCCATCATCCCTCAGTACCTCCACTGCGCACCAGCGGCCGGTGCGTACCGCTTCCGCATCCATACGGCAAATTCCTGCAGGTAGTCGCTGTACACCTGCAGCTCATTCATGGCCCGTGCTGTCTCGCCCAGCGCCAGATCCATCTGCGCACACAGCCAGTGCACATACAAAGGGCAAAAGGCTTCCGGTGCCAGCAGCACCGTTTCGTATTCCAATCCTTCGTTCCAGTTCACATCCGCACCCACAGCATCAAAGTCCGCCGTCCGGCTGCGCTGCACAATGCTCGTGCGCATCCGGGCATCGCACTGGTGCAGCCAGCTCTGTTTCAGGCTGTCCGTAAACTGGTTGTTCGGCCGCAGTTCATCGGCCTGTTCTATCGCCTGTCCGGCTGTCATCTTATCAAGTCTCCTTTCCGGTCAGCTCCTGCTGCGCAGGTCACGGCTCCCTGCGTTCTTCCTGCCGCAGCCAGCAGTCGCCTCTGCTGCAAAAACACCCGGCACAGCCATGTGCCGCTGTACCGGGTGTCTGTTTTCATTTTGCAAAATGCTCTTTTCTTTGCAAGAGCTGTGCTCTTCGGCCTTACACGCGCTGCGCCTGCTGCACAGCAGCGCTTTCCGCCGCCACGATCTTTGCCATTGCCTCGCCGTCCATCTCTTCGCTGTGGCGCAGCACCTCAGCAACCGCCTTCGGTACCTCCACGTCCACACCGCGCTGGATCAGGTAGGTCTCACCGTTCACGCCCACGAACACCGGCGTTTTGTAGCGCTGGTTGTCCTTGAACAGCCGGATCACCTCCGTGTCCTTTTCCGGTGCTGCCTGCACAGCGGCTTCGGTTTCCTGCTTCTTTACTGCCATGTTGGTTCCTCCTTAGTTTGCCAGCGCCTTTGCGCTGTAGCGTGCCGAGCAGCTCTCAATGCGCACCATGTACTGCTCGCTCAGCCGTTCCGCCGTCTTGGTGGCCTTCCAGCCCACAGAAGCACGCTGGTTCAGCGGGTCATCGCCGTAGCCCAGCTGCTTCACAATGTGCTGCATACCGCCGCCTTCCAGTTCGGTGGTCGCGTAGGCGTGGGCACCCAGTACCAGCGTGCTGTACACAGCCAGCCCCGCCGGGCAGCCATCGCCCTTCCACACCTTTGCCTCGCTGGAAACCACGAACCGCACGTTGTTGATCTTGCCGATCTCGCCGTTGAAGATCTCCTCCGGTGCCGCATACTTGTGCGCCTCGATCCAGTTCGGGTCCTTGCGGATATCGTAGCTGGTGTGCGGGTGCACAATGGCCACAAAGCTGTCGCCAATGGTGTCTGCGTTCTGGGTCTGCAGCAGCGCCACTGCCTGGTCGATCAGATCCACCGTCAGCTGTGCAGTGGCATCCAGATCCGCACGGCTGGTCACGGCGGTCTCCGCGCCGCCCGTTCCGATCTTCGGTGCATAGATCACGTTGGTGCCGCCGTTCAGGATATCGCGCACAATGGTGTCCATGGTACGGCCGCCCTGGCTTGCCAGCACATTGGTGGCCTGCACGATGTTGTTGTCAATGGCCGTCAGATCCAGCATGTCGGTCAGGGGCACCCAGCCGCCGTACTGGTGCACCTCGGCGGTCACGGTGGTCACGTTCAGCGCCTGACCTGCCGGGGTCACGCCCTCGGTCAGCGGCGTGGTGGCCTTGGGCAGCGCATCATACTTGCGGAACTCAATGGTCTTGCCGTTGTTCGCCGGAATCGGGTAACTGTCGCCGAACTGGTCATGCACCAGTGCAGGCTCTGCCAGATCCAGCAGGGTCTTTTCGTAGTAGGTCTTCATCTCAGCCGTCATACCGGCTGCGCCCGTGGTGTTCTGCAGCTGTGCGCTTGCATCCGCAAACATCTGCAGATCCAGTCTCTTCTTGCTCATTTGTTTATCCTCCTTCAAAAGGGTTTATCTTTCTCGCATTCTTCGCGCGGGAAATCTCTCACAGCACAATGCGTTCTCCGCGCTGTGCCCTGCGTGCCAGCTCTTTCCGCTGCTGCCGTGTCATGTGGGCCACATCCACCTTCATCTCGGCCGCGCCGCCGGGGTGTGTCCCGTTCTCAGCCGGGCGCTGGCTGCGCTGCTGGATGCGCGTCGCCACGCCCTGCTCCACCTGTTTTGCCGTGCGGGCCGTCTGGTTTTCCATCAGGCGGTCAAAGTAGGCTGCACGGTATGCCGCTTCCAGCCCCACGCCCCGCCGGATCATATCCGCCACGGCAGGGTTGTTCAGCACTTCGTCCAGCTCAAAGTCCGGGTAGCTGTTTTTCAGCTTTGCCGCTTCTGCTTCCCACCGGGCACGCACTGCCGCTGCACGCTGCTGGTGCTCCGCGGCCAGCCGCAGCTGTTCGGCCTGCTGCTTTTCAGCATTGGCGCGCTGCAGCTGGCCCTCCATGCGGTCCATCTCCCGCGCGGTTTTCACGCTGATGCCCCGCTGCGCCGCCAGCGTTTCATAATATTCATCGTTCTTCACCCGGCCGTTTTTCACGGCATCGATCAGCCCGTCCATGTTGCTCATGTCAATGCCGTAGGCTTCGGCCAGCACCTTGCCCAGCTCGTTCAGCTGCGGGTTTTCCCGGATGCTCTGCACCGCCATCCGCGCAGCATGCTGCATGGCCTCTTCAAACTCTTCCGGGTACTGCTGCATCGCCTTCGCAAAGGCATTCCGGCGCTGTTCCGGTGTCAGCTGCACGTTTTCTTCGGTTTCGCTGCCCTGCTCCTGCTCGTTGCCCTTGTCCGGTTCAGCTTCCTCCTGCGCCAGCCGTTCGGCATCGACTTTGGCTCCCTCATTGAGGGAGCTGCCGCCCGCAGGCGGCTGAAGGTTTTTTTCTGTCGTCACTTTTGCTGCTTTGCCCGGCCTGCTGCGCTTCGCAAGCCGCTCCTGTGCGGGCCGCAGGGCAGGCGGTGCCACCGGGCTGCTTTCGCCCTCTGAAGCTTGCGCACCGTCACCGGAACTGCCAGCTGCTGCACCGTCACCAAATAACTGCAGATCCATGTTGTCTGCATCGTTTGCATGCAGGTTCATGAGCTGCACATTCTCAGGGTACTGCTGGGCCAGCAGGTACAGCCCATCTATCACCAGCTCAAACTTCGCCAGAGTGTCAAGGCTCCGGTTCGCCTGTACACGCAGGATGTTGTCCCCGCCCGGGTCGCAGGTCACAGTGCCGCTATCCACGCTGTAAGCCAGGCTCTGCATCAGTGTGCTCACCGCCGCGCACACAATGTCCTGTCCTTTCGGCGCATAGCCCGCGTGTCCCGATGCCTGCAGGCTTATGTCCTTCCTTTTTTCGTCGTAAATAATGGTGATCATTTTATTCTCCTTCCCCGGTCACTTGTTCAGATCGATCTGCTCGATCTCCGCCCGGATCTCCATCGTTTCCAGATACATTCCCATGCGTTCCTGCTGCTCCCGCAGCAGTCCAATCGGGCAATCATGCCTCGGCTCTTCCCTTCTGGTCCTTTTCGCCGCCTCGATCCGGTTGCAAAGCCCTTTCAGTCTTTCGTACCGTTCCTTCGTCTGCCGGTACTCCGCTTTAAAGCGTTCCCGGTAGTCGTTACTGATCATGCCATCGATGGTGTTTTTCAGCTCCATGCCGTTCCTCCTTCACTTGTTCGGGTTGTTCACGTTCATGGCCCGCTTTGCGGCCTGGGTCGCCATGCTGTTGCTCCCGCTTTCGCCCACCACATCTCCCAGACTGTTGGTGGTGTCCTTCGCGTCCGCGGTCCCGCCGCCCCCTGTTCCGGCAGCGCCGGCAGCCTGTCCGGCCGCGCTGGCTGCTGCGCTCACGTTGGTGCCGTTCTGCTGGTCAATGATGGCGGCCATCTTCTGCATCTGCTGTGCCATCTGCTGCAGCTGCTGGTACAGCGTGCCGTTCTGGCTCACCCTCTCCCGCACCTTCTCAATGCCTTCAAAGTCCATCATTTCCAACGCAGCAAGGGCAGCATCGGCGTTGGCCGGTGCAAAGAATCCCAGCTGGTAGCACTCCTTTGCCGTCTCGTTCTGAGAAAGGCGGCTGAAAGTGCTTTTCTTTGCCGCGCTTACCGTAATGTCGAACACCGGCTCATGGTCGCCCAGCTGCACACCGCCCACATTGCCGCCGGGCACGGCCTGCAGCATCGCATTGCTGAACGGCACATACTCCACGCCGCCGCTCTCGCCAGTAATGCGGTATACCCGCTCTTCGTCGTAGAACTGCCGCATCAGCTCGATCACAAGGTAGCATTCTTTTGCAAACGTCCGGTACGCGCTTTTCAGCATATCGCGGCTAAGTTTGCTGCCCGCCTCCTGCAAAGCCGCAATGGCGCTTGCCGCTGTCAGGCCGCTGGTGGTTCCGCCCTGGCTCACATCCCGGTTGCCGCTGATTTCCTTCAGCTCGCTCACCCGTGCATCCCGGTAGCTGATGCAGTTGCCGCTCAGTACATTGGTCTGCAAAGGCCGGAAACTGTCGTCCGTCAGCCTGCCCACCACGTGCACGATGTCCTTGCCAAAGTCGGCCAGCTCTTCTTCGTTCACACCCGCTGTGTCGCTCAGCACATAACGGGCCTTTGCAGCCAGTTTCACGTTTTCGTCCATGGCGTGGTTCATCTCGTCAATGGCGGTCTGGGTGTCCTTCATCACATCAATGTATCCAAAGCCCGCCGGGCTGTCCTCTTCCCGGAACAGTGGGTCAAACACAAAGGGGTATTTCCCGTGGTCGTAAAAGCCCCGCTGGGCATACTGCGGGTCA